GTGGCAGGCCACGCAGCAGAAGGGAAATACCGAAGAGATTCCTTGGCACCCCCCATTTACTAGGCTTTTCATCGTCTTTTGCTTACCTTTTTCTTCTTAGCAGGTTTTGCCGCGATCTGTTCGTCAGTCCTCGCGTAATCTCCAGTCCAGGCACCGAGGGCGTCAGGCGTGAACTGCTCGCGCATGAGCTTAGCCCGCTTGTGTATCGCCTGCTTACTCACGTCGTACATCTTAGCGATGTCAGGAGCGGGCAGACAACCGGGCAGGTCCAGCGCCCAACGTACAAGCTCCACATGTCTACGCACACCGTACTCGTCGGTCATGGCCAGCGCGTCGATGAAGGCCTTCAGCATTTGCCCGACGTGTTCTCTGCTGATGAAACTATCCGTCTCGATCCGTTGCTCCTGCTCGTTCGAGTTCCAGATACGGCGCCAAGGTTGCACCTCACACACCCGGCGAGGTTGTACCATCTCGCGGTAAGGCAGCACACCAGCCTCTCGCATCTTATCCTGCTGGGCCTTGGGCAAGGAGAAGTACCAGGCGTCGAACGACCTGGCATCCCTGGAGGGCGCCTCAAGGTCGTGCAACTGTTTGGCCATTAGGTTTTAGGTTGCCCATCTTCTCTCGGTATCAAGGAGCAAAGGTTGACCCACTGACCGTCCTCACGGAAGAGCAGCATGCCATGACGACGTAAGCGCCAGACCATCGATGACGGTTTGCCAGAGTAGGCGATGTCTGCCGCGATCAGTTCCCTCAGCTGAGGCGACGATACGACAGCCGGCCAAGTGGCGACGACCTGGCGTAGTCCGTCGTTCTTGTCTTTCCTTTTCCTTGATGCCTCCTTGGTGGCCTCGCGTCTGGCCGCTTCCATCTTCTCGGGCATCTCTCTCCAGGCTCTTAGGCGGATCTTAGTCCAGCGCCGTTTGATGGCTAGGTAGCGGAGTTGGGAGGGGCTGGCCTTCCTCGGGTTGGTCTGGGTCATCTCGGTAGGTTAAATTGGACAGCGTTCAAGGGCGTCCCGACGCTCCAGCGGAGGGGGTAAGCCCGAAGAACCCCTTATCGTAAGATAAGGACGGACCTTGAGTCGGACCTTGAGTCGGACCTTGAGCGGGTAGGAAAGGGGGGGTGCATAGGTGGGGGTCTGGCAGTTGACCCTTAGTCGGCCTGATAACGCCTAGGCGACCCCTTGGCGGGTCTGGAATCGCTATCCTTGCGGGAGGGTCTGGCCTCCGATTGGGCTGGGTTGGCCTCCTCGGGGGCGGCGTACTCCCATCGGACCACCCCTTTCTGGCGGGCGTGGCGGATGGTAATCTCGTTGGCGAAGTCGTCGGCGTGGTCCTTGAGGCCGGCACGGCCGCGGCGTTTGGTCAGGGCGAACTTGAAGATGGGCTCGTCGCCTTGGCAGCGCTGAAGGCAGGCGACCTCACGGGCCCAGTTCGTGAGTTCTGAACTGCCGCTCCCAGCGTATGCCAGGTCGGCAACGGTCTGGCCTTCCTTGTCCTTGGCCGAGCGTGGCTTCGTGGTGTGGTGGACGGCCATGAAGACCGCCCCGGTCTCTTCGAGGACTGGGTTGATGCCGTGACGCAGGAACTCGGTCATCTGCTTCTGATCTGACACCTCGATTCCGCAAAACGACATGAGAGGGTCGCACGCGTACCAATCGGCGTTGTGGCGGACGATGAGTTCCTTCATGCGCTCGATGAACGCAGGACCGACTGACCGGGTGTCGCGGTAGATGTGCAGGTTCTCTTCGAGCAGGCGCTCTTCGGATGGGTGTAGCATCATGCCGTGCGTGATGGACTGGAAGGCCTCGGCCACATCCCCGCCGTCGTTCTCCGCTTGCCCCAGGACTACCCGAAGCGGACGCTTGGGCGTGATGCCAAAGAAGGGACGGCCGACGGCCAGCGAGATGAGCAGCTGAAGGGTGAAGGATGACTTGCCCACGCCGGACTGCGAGACGAGGAGCAGGGAGCCGCCCTTGCATAGCCAGCGGTTACCGATGAGGCAGGTCGGGTCGTTGGCCGCGTCGAAGGATCGTAGCGACGACAGGGGCATGGCCTCGGCCGAGTCTCGGGTCTTAGCGCGTCCCTTGGCGGCCTTTAGGGAGCCCTCAGTAAAGGCGACCAGGGCTTCGGGGTCTGCGTCCTCCTCGTTGGCGTGGGCGAGTAGGCGAGACGCGGTAAGGCTGATTTGCCGGAGAGCGGCCTTGCGCTTGATGAGGTCAGCCCAGCCAGGGTTGAGCACTGAGGCGCCGACCGTGGTAGTCAGTTCAGAGATGTAGTGGGCTTCGGCTGGCGACTTGGCCTCGCGCAGCTTGTTGGTCACGACTAACTCGTCGGGCGGTGTGCCGGAGTCTGCCACTGCCTTGATGGCTGCGGCCGTGTCCTGGTGTTTAGGTTCGTGAAAGTCTGAAGGGATTAGGCCTTCAGGCAAAGGGAGAGCATCGCGTAACAGGACGCCGAGGAGGTGGCGTTCCGCGTCGATGGCGGAGGGGAGAGGCATAGGGAGGTGGGGTTGTGCCGATGTGCGTCGGCTTGGTCAAATGATTTAACGCTTGGACGGTGGCGGTCCGTAATGGTCGACGGCGCGGAGTCTGCCATTGTCGCCCGTGATGATACGGTAGCGGGCCTTGACGAGCACTCCTAGCTTAACGGCCTTCTGGATGTAGATGCTGGCGGTGTGCGCAGCCTTGACGCCCCACTTGACCGCCCACTGATCGCGAGTGAGGAAGCCCTTGGGTGGCTTGACGGCGCTCTTGTTTATCTCGGCCATGACGGCCATCAGCACCGGGTCGTTATTTACCCGGGCATAGAGCATCTTCTTTTTGGAGAGGGTCATCGGCTCTTAGGGGTGAAGGTCTTGAGGTCGGTCGTCCAGATCCATTGGTCGCCCATCTTGTGGACAAGCCATGCCTTGTAGTCGCCGCCGGCAGTGATGAAGCCCGCCACGAAGCCCGAGCCCCATCGAGCTGAGGCCAGCCTCTGAGCGCTATAGGTCATGTCCTCCTTACGGCATAGGCACCCAGCTGAGAAAGCGTTGCCGCCTCCGTGCTTGGTCAAGGCGATGCTGGCGAGGTTGTGGGTGTGGCCGTGGATGAGCGCACCACCATAGGGGCTGTAATGAAGCCCCTGCACCACCGTTGCGTTAGCGCCATGTGCATATCCGTGAATCATCGCCACCGGGCCGAGGCGGTAGACGCCCTTGTCTGCATGGTATGGCAGAATGGTCTTGGCTCCGCACTTGCGAGCGTGGGCATTGATGTGGTCCTTCACGCCTTGGCAGTAGTCGCGCACCAGGGCAGAGCCTGCACCTTGTGCCGCGTCGAGACGGTGCTCGTGATTACCCCAGAGCCAGACGTTTGGACGCCAGCGGGTGAAGAAGTCCTTGCCCTCCTCGATGTCAGCCTGGAGCGACTCAGCGCCTTCCTTGTCGGTGCCTACGCCTTTGCGAAGGGAGCGGAAGTCGTACTGATCGCCACCGGCGATGCGGAAGTCCGGCTTGAAGTCCTTGGTGAACTCATAGAGCGCAGCCAAGGCCTCGGGGTCTCCCATGTCGCCATGGTTGTCTGAGGCATAGATGAACTTGGTCAGTTTGCTCATAGCATGTATTTCTTTTCGAGTTTGTCGCGCATCAGCCGTGCCTTAGTAAGGTCAGTTGATAGTTTTGTGAAGACATCTAAGGCCTCGGTTCGTACGCGAAAATAGTAGAGGCCTTTGTTCTTCATCAAACGCCTGTTGGGTTTAAGTTTAAGATTGGAAACGCCCATCCTACTCAAGGCTGAGGCAAGAGAACCAAGTTTGACTGCCTTCTCACGGGCAAAAGACTTTAAGGTGAGATCGCTTTGCAGATACTGCTCGGCAGTCCGAACAACGGAACCAAAGGGGGCTCGCGTGGAGCCCGTCATAGGTATGCCAAGCTGAGACCGAGCGCACTTGATGCTTCCGATTTTGACTCCAAAAATATAAGAAGCCTGCTCATCGGTAGCCTCAAAGTCTCTGCAGAAAATTGCGGCCTCTTTGCATTTGCCGCCCTTAGGGATTCGTGTGCTCACTTGCTATTTAGGTGCGGGATCGGTTTGCCAGCGTCATAGGCGGCCAGCATCTCGTCGCGGTGCTGGCGGGCAGTGGCAAGGTCTTTGCCCAGGTTGTGCAGGATGTCGGTCTTGCGCCGGCGGACGCGCAGCCACCAGCAGTCGCCTTGCTTCTGGAGGTGGTGGTTTAGGTTCTCGGTCTTGATGAAGGCGGGGCGATCGTTGCGCCCGGTACGCGTGTACTTGGGGCAGGCTAGGAGGAACGCCACGCGCTCAGCTGAGAGGCCTATGCGCTTAGCCCATGCTACGGTCTCCTCCATGGCCGTAGGGTCTTCCATGGTCAAAGGTTCCACGACTTCGCAAGGTGGCGGCCTTCCGCGAGGATACTCTGACGAGAGTTGGGGGCGAAGACGTACTCCTGGTCGAACGAGTGGTACTGCTTAATCTCGCAGATGCTGTCGAGTTCCTCGTCGTTAGCAGGACCGACGCCAGCGGTAGAGACGTACACCGTCCTCACTTTCCAGCCTAGGTTCCACAAGATGGACTGGCTCACCCTGAGCTCGTTGATGTACCGCCAATCGGAAACGACCACGGTCTCAGGAGCCACCTCATCCGGCCCCATCTGGATCGGTACGAAGTGGGCGAGGTTCTCGGCAAAGATGTCGGGGTTCAGTGACCGGGCAAACTTGCCTAGGGTCACCAGCACGTCCCGATGCTTCACCTTGAAGGCTTCGTTATGGAAGTCGGCCTCGATGTTGAGAGACCAAAGGAAGTCGTTCGCGGCGTCCTTCAGGTGAGCAGAGAAAGACGTCTTGCGAGATGGGCGTCTGGACCACTCCAGAATGCCCTCAGCCAGGGTGTCCTTCCCTGCCCTAGCAAAGCCCGAGATCAGAATGAGCGTCGGGGCTGACATGGGTTCCATTAGGCGGAGGCCTCTGCGGCCCGGGCACGCTTGGCGAGTTTGGCGGCGATGCGAACCTGTCGGGCTGAGATGCCGAGTTTGCGGCGCATACGACGGAGGGACAGGTCAGGCGCCTTCATCAGCGCCTCGATCATGCCGAGCCTCAGCTTAAGTCGGTTGTCCATTAGAAGGGCGGGGCGGCGTCGTCGATGGCAGGGCGGTCATTGACCACGGGCTTCTGACTGCCCTTGGGGTAGGTAAGGCTGTAGCCGTACTTCTTGCGACCGTTAGCCGCGACACCCTTGTCGGTAACCTCTACGCCGATTAGGCAGGTCTGGAGAAAGGCCGGACGCATGAACTCGATGAACTCGGCTTCGGAGCAGTCCATGCGGAGGAGGTCTTTGTCCTCTGCCCAGCCGCCATTGAACTTGGCGCGGAGGAGGTTAAGCGCCTTCGGGCTTCGGCTGCTGAAGTACTTGCCCAGGCAGTTACCCTTGTCGTCGCAGAAGAAGACCTTGTAGGAGATCGTGCCGGTGGGTTTGCCCGTCTCGCGGTCGGTGTCCGGGTAGAACTTGCCAAACTTCATCGGGAAGATTTTGAGTTTGTAAGTGCCGCTGACGGAAATGTCGGAGAGCGGGGGGCGTTCGTTGTTGGGTTCCATGAGATTATAGGGAGAGGTATTTGATGGCGGCCGCGACGAGGATGCCGCGGTAGGTCAGGGTGTAGATGATTCCGATGCACCCACCCAAGACTTCCGGCAGTTTTTCTTGGGCCATGTTAGGCGAAGTTGATAGGGGTGGCGGCGGACGACGAGCCCTTGATGTCGATGACCTGGACCTCCTCCGGGTAGGACGGCCACTCGCCCAAAGCCGTGCAAGACTTGTAGAGCGTGACGGCCTTCTCGAAGTCAGAGACAGCGTAGGACATCAGATCGGGACCAATCTCGCAGACTGCCCAGGAGAAGGGGGGCTCTTTCTCAATGAATAAAAACCTGAAGCCGAGAGGGCGCTTGCCCGTGGCGAGCTCGTAGACGAGGCGGTACCAATAGGCCTGCAAGTTATAGCGATAAGAGCGGATGCTTTTTAACATACCAGCGGGAGTCGCTTCTCCGGCACCTGTCGTCTTGATGTCCCAGAGGTAGTCGCCAGCCACGCCGTCGATGGCAGCCTTGAGCGGGACGCCGTTGTAGTCTACGTGGTACATGACTTCGGTAGCGTCGAAGGTAACGCCATGGACCTTCAGCGCGTGGCGAGCGGACGCCGCGACGAGGTGGCCGATGGCGGACTCTTCCGCGTCGAGGATGGTCTTGCCGGCGTGCATCGTGCAGAAGGCGGCCCAGTCCTCTTTGCCCTGCTTGGTCCGCTTGTCCACGTCGGGGGCGGTCTGGTAGAGGTCGTTGAGCGTGTGCGGCTCGAGGATGGCCGAGTGAACGAAGGTGCCGAAGCGCATGGCCTTGGTCTCTTCGTGCGGGGCGTTCATGTACGCCTGGTAGTGAGCCGGGGAATGGCTGACGAGCAGTTTGGCGGCGGACTGGTTAAGCGCTGGGAAGGCGCGGTACTCTTTGCGGTCGTGGATCTGTGGCATAGGTGTGTGCGTTGGTTTGGGTGAAAGGTTAAAGGGTCGCGTCTTCGTCGTCGCCCGGGCTGTGCTCTTCGACGTGGGCCGACATAAGGTTGCAGAGGTCGATGGCGTTGTCGGCAGCCAGGGCGATGCGGTCGAGCTGATTGCGGACGATACGCTCATGGGCGATGACGGCCTTGACGCGATCGTAGAACGGCTTGATGTGATAGGCCTCCTCGACCTTGTCAGCGTCGAGCGCTTCGAGCTCAAGGATGGCCGAGTTGACTGCTTCGTGGAGGGAGTTAGCGTCGGCAGTGATGCCGTCGAACGATTGAGGGCGGAGAATTGCCATCTCGCCCGTGAGTTGCGTGAGGAGGTTCCTCAGATAATCGCGGTTGGTCATTTGTTGAAGGTAAGTTCTTTTAATTCCCCGGTAGGTGCGAGCGTAAAGAAGCGGACTTGCGATCGTGCCAGGGACGGGTGCGTCTTGCGCTTCCATAGGCCGAGGTCGGAAAGGTAATCGGCGTGTTTGCGGGCGGTCATCTCGACATAGGGGTAACCGTCGAGGAGCAGGAGCAGGGCGTACTGGCCTTTCACAGTGCGGGCGATGCGCTCGATGCCGGCGGGGATGGGGACGCTCATTTAGCGCGGGGCTTCCAGACGTTCAGGCTGAACAGGTATTCCCAGCGCTCACGATCGGAGAGGAGGTGGAGGTCGGTCTTCATTTTTTCGTTAGGGGTCTGCTGCTTCAGCCCGGGGTGAGCCAGGGCTTTCGCGGCGGCCTTCGACCTAGCCATGATTACGGGCTTCCTGCCAGTCCTCGATGGCCTCGATGAGTTCGGCGGGGTCGACGCGCTTAGAGTGGCGGAGGCAGTACCAGATGGCGTCACCGGCCTCGCGCATACCTTCGAGGCGTTCTTCGAGCTGACGGATGCGGGCGTTGGCGGCGATCAGTTCGTTTTGGGCGTGGGCGTGGGCGATGGCGTTGTTCAGGAAGGCCATCGGGTCGATGGGGTCGTTGGGCTTAGGGTCGCTCATCGGCGGATGACGTTGAGGAACGCGGTCTGGTTACCGAGGATTGTAGCTACATGCTCGGAGGGCAGGTCGATGAGCTGCTGGCCGTCCTTGAGCCATGCCTTGCCGATGACGTAGGCCTTGGCCTTCTCGGTCAGGTCCGCGGGGATGAAGGCAGTCCAGGGACGGGAAGGTGTCGGGTGTCTCACGGCGGAGTTACCGTCATCGTCTGTGTCCACGCTGATGCCACACAAAGTCGAGGCCGTCATGCGCCGGAGATAAGTGACCTTCGAGCTGATCTGCTGGTCGTTCATCCCAGCGGCCGCAAGGAGGATGGCCTTGGGTTCCTTGGGCAAAGTATCCCCGGTTGGTCCGTGCAAGACGTAGGACAGGATACCCACCTTTCCCTCTTCGCTGACAACGTACTGCACGAGGGCGCAGTCGTGTTCGGCAAGGATGGGCTTGATGGCGTCGAGCAGCGCGTCGAGTTTGACGTACTTGGCTTTGAAGGCCGGGTTGATTGCGTTGGCCTTGACGTTGTCGAGGGCCGCGAGGGCTTTGACGAACGCCCAGGAGGCGGTTGTTGGAGCGGTGTCTTTAGGCATAGGGAAAGGGAGCGTTAGTCTTTACGGATCAGGTTGCGGATGTCGGCCGTGCCGATGGACTCCTGAAGCACGGAGAGGGACACCTGACGGACGCGGCCGTCGATGACGATATTGAAGGCAGGGCCAGAGGGCTTCATGGTGCTCGTCAGGGGCTTGGCGAGGACGCCATCAGGGAGAAGGATGTAGCGCGTGCCCGGGATGACAGCGTAGGCCTTGGCCTCTGGGATATTATGGGGGGAGGATTTCTTCATAGGTTGGAAAGGGTTAGTTAATGGCACGGCGGGTGGCCGCGTCGAGGATAAGCAGACAGTCGGCGTTCCAGAGGTAGACGTCGACGGTCGGGAAGAGTTCGGCAGCGCGAGCGCGGAGGTGTGCCTTCCAGCCCTTGCCGTGGTCCTTCTTCTTGCCCAGGGAGTGAGCGGCCTGCCATGCCTGGGGCTTGATGCGGTGAATGATGAAGCCCATGGCGACGG